CAAACAAGGTTGACGACTCCACAGGCGCGGCGTTGGAAACGCTTATTGCTGCGAATGACCTGGGTGAACACAGCACGAGGATTAAGGATGTTATGTCCGCATTCCAGAAAGCGCTGATGCCTAAAGAAGAACGAGAAGATCGCGCAAGAATACTCAGTGACAATGAACCGTATTTGAAAAGAAAAACATAAAAGTAACATTATTTTAGGAGGAATTTTGTAATGGCAAAGATAACCCTTTTTGAACTCAAAGAAAAAATGCACACCATGCAGGCTGCGATAACCGCCGATGCGGAGTGGATCGCGGAGAAAGCCGCAGACGCCGAAACATCAATGGAAGACATCAAGGCAAAAGAAGCGCACCGTGACGACCTGCAGAAACGCTACGACCTGCTAAAGAAAGAACACGACGATATGGAAGCAGCTCAGCGTACATCCCTTGCAATCCAGAACGGTGCTGGAGGCGGACTCGATGAAAAGACAGTCAAGGTAAAAGCAAAGGCGAACTTTTACAAAACGGCGTTGCTGGGCGGCGATGTGACAAAAGCATTTGAAGGTCTAGGCGCAATCCCCACTGGCACTGCTGACCTCGGGCTCGGCGAACACCTGCTGCCTACGAACCTGAGCAACGAGCTCATTACTGAGCCGTACGACGACAACTCTTTACGCAGAGTTGAGCCTGTGACCCAGATAACCGGACTTGAAGAGCCTATCCTTAACTTTGAGATCGAAGATGAAGACCTTGACGACGTTACCGATCAGGACACCGCAAATGAGATCAAAACATCCGGCGGTTCTATAACCTATGGCAGATACAAGACGAAAATATCTGTCACGATCAAGGACACTGTGTTACATGGGACAGAAACTAATCTTGTCACAGAGATAGAAAAAGGACTGAGGTCTGGCATTGCGACAAAAGAAAAAATCAACGAGTTCAGAACCGTTTCCAACACTACGCACGACCACATGAGTTACTATCTGAAAGGCATTAAGGTAGTAACCGGGCCTAACCTCATACAAGCTATAATAAACGCATGGGCAGATTTGGCAGACACTTTCTCGGGCCACGCAAGCGTGATCATGCGCAAAACTGATTATTACGCAGCTATCCTTACCTTGGCCAACAAAAACAACGACCTGTGGGGTAAGAAGCCTGAAGATGTTCTCGGAGTACCAGCCATCTTCAATGACCGGGCTGTAAAACCAGTTATCGGTGACTTTACATACAGCCGTCAGAACTACGACATAGGCACGTTGTATCAAACAAGCAACGACGCCAAAAAAGGAGAATACTACTTTGTGCTGACCGCATGGGGCGATCACCAGATCAGGCTCAAGAGCGCGTTCAGAATTGCTGAAGTCGTACAGGAAACTCCTGTAGAGCCCTGACGGAGGTGCGCAGATGAAGCCGATAAAAGCGATAGCAGCATGCGACTTCCGGCATAAAAACATCGACTACCGCAGCGGAGAGGCTGTTGATCTTGGTGATAGGGAACTCAACGCTCTCTCCCGCGTGGGCCTTGTCGACCTGTGCGTCGTCGGAAGCATGCCGTCAGAAACTGAGCCAAAGGACAACGAAGATGCATACGATGAGCAGAGCAGCGCTAAAGATCCTGATCCTCAAGCGCAGGATACAGAAAACGACAGTGACCAGCTGGCAGATCCTGAACCGGACAAACCTGAGCGAAAGGGCGCCAAGAAGTAAGAGGAGGGCTAGTCATGGCGGTAAACGTATCTGACTTAGCTGTATATCTCAGGCTGCCGCCTGATCGGCCTGAACAAAACCTTCGTAGATATCTGGAGGCTGCTAAATCGAAGGCGCGTGCGGCAGGTGTGCCAGATTACTCAACAAATGCGCTATATGACATGTATATACTCTCGCTTGCATCACTATACTATGAGAATAGAAGCATGGCGTTTTCTGGGTCTTATCAGGCAACAGCCGAAGAGAATGCGAGGAAGCTGACAAACAGCTTTATCCTCGAACTCCGCTATGCAGGTGAAGATATTGAAGGATCGGTGTAAACATGAGCAAAAGCGCAAACGCTGGAGAACTTCAAATACCAGTCTACTTTAAAAAGTGCTGCAGTGGCGTCGATGCTGACGGGTTTCAAATTGAAGATGAAGTCAATGTAGCTGGGCAGGACGACAGAGGCAATGATGTTCCATTTATGTGTAAATGGGTTAATGCTCATGGAAGCGAAGTCTGGTCAGCGATGCAGCTTCAGCTGCGGGATCCGGCAACGATAACTACCAGATACTCATCAGCAATTGATGACGAAACGCTTGTGGTATACCGCGGAAGCGATCCTGAGCCATATGAGGTCATAAGCATAGACAACGTCGAACAGAAGAACGTCTGGCTAGAGATCAAAGTGCAAAGAAAGGTGTCTGCACGATGACTGTTAACGCAATCATTAAGTCAACACTCGATCCATTCGGTGATGAAGTACAGGCCGGTGAATACATCGGCAAAGCAGACAGGTACTATACATTCAATTACTCGATTATCGGTGGAGATTTTGGGGATGACGCGCCTGGTCACGAGCGGTACATTGTTCAGGTCCATTTTATCTGTCCCCGAACGTTCAATAGTGTTGCACAGATCCAACAGACAAAGCAGAGGTTATATGCCGCGGGCTTTACCTGGCCAAACGTAACCAATGCTTCAGACGCCGATGGTCAGCATATCGTATTCGAATGTGAAACTGCCGAGGAGGCAAATGTAGATGGCAACGGTATCGACTGAGGGGCTCACTGAGTTCTCTTTATCCATGGCAGAGATGGCTGATATCCCGGATGCGGTTTTTAATGACATGCTTAATGCGATGGCAGACGTTATTGAACCCGCTCAAAAGAGAAAAGGCTTAGCATATGGAGTACACAGGACAGGTGTAACAATCTCGTCTATTAAGCGCGACAAACCACGTAGAAGCGTGAACGGCGGATCCATAACTATCAGACCGCAGGGGCTGAACGCGAAAGGAAAAAGTAATGCTGAAGTCGCGTTTATAAACGAGTTTGGGAAACGAGGTCAAGCTCCGCGGCCTTTTATCAGAGACGCTAACGAAGAGAGTGCTGATGCTGCGGCTGAGGCTGCTGCGCGGAATTATGATCAATGGATAAAACAAAAAAATCTATGAGAACGAAAGGAATGACATAAATGGCTGATTTTGGGTTACGATACCCGTGCTTTATAGCAAAAGGCAAAACGAAAGGCGTTGTTTTGGGCAGGCTTGTTACAGCCAACCTCACAGTAAATACAGCGTCCGGAGAGCTTTATGCCGATGATGAGCTCGCAGAACGAATTGAAGTGTTTTCCTCCGGGAATCTTGCGATGGAAACTGATGAGCTCTCAGATGAGAACGCCGCTGAGATCTATGGTTGTAAAGTTGAGTTAGGTACTGTTACGTACAACAAAGATGATGTTGCGCCGAGGGGAGCTTTGGCGTACTTCAAAGTTAAGATCATCAGCGGGAAGCAAAGCTTTAAGGTGTTCTACTATCCGCAGGTCAGCGCTGTACTCGGTAATGACAATGCGCAAACAAGAGGAAGCACTATCACATTTCAGACCACCAACACTTCATTTACGATATTTGCAGATAGTGAAGGGGACTGGCGCCAGACGAAGGTTTTTGAAACCGTCGATGAAGCGCAGGATTGGATCAATGAAAAGTGCGGAGTATCCACAACAGGGTAGATTAGAAAAGCTAAATGTTACGGGGGGCATGACGTCAATAATCATGCCCCCCTGAAACATGAAAGGTATCAGTATGGACCGAACAGTTCCGATTATGATAAACGGAAAAGAGCGGACGCTTAACTACTCAATGGAAGTCATGTTTGATATGACTGATAAGTTTGGGACAATCAAGTCTGCTCTTGAAATTCTGGAAAAAGGAAATAGAGAAAGCTTTGACGCGCTGAAATGGTTCGTAATACATATGGCGAACGATGGTGAATTATGTCGTCGTGAATCTGGGTATGATCATCTTGTGATGGTTAAAGAGAGTGACATTTCACTTCGTATGAAGCCGATCGAATATGAAGAGTTCCTTGTAGCTGTCGTACAAGCAATAAATCTCGGATATAACAGAGAGGTCAAATCTTCGGATGACGATATAGACTTAGAGCTGGCTGAAATCAACGAAAAAAAAACAACAACAGGGGATTGAGGGCACATCATAATTATGTTGCGATGACGGTCCTGTGCCTAAACCGTAAAGAGCTTTACAGAATGAACCCCGGTTTGTTCTATGACATGGTTCAGATACATAAAGACCGAATGCCAAAAGCAAAAAGCGATAACTTTGATTGAGCGTTTACAGGGGAGGTTGATGATATGGCAACAAGAACGATCTCAACGAAATTGGCGATAGACGGTGAGAGCGAGTATCGTGCATCGCTTACTCGGATAAATGGCGAGATCAAAAGCTTGCAATCCGCCCTTAAGCTTACTGAGAGCGAATACCAAAACAACGCTAATAGTATGGCTGCACTAAAGTCAAAGGGCGATGACCTTTCCAGACTGTATACAACGCAAGCTGATAAAGTCAAAGAACTTAAAAATGCTCTCGAGAATGCGCAATCGGCTGTCACGACATATGCTCAGAAGAAAGAAGACTTAACAGGAAAAATAAAGGCAAATGAACTTGCACTTGAAAAGCTTAAGAATACGACCGGCGATACTACCGCAGAACAAGCAAAACTAGAAGGCGAAAACGCTAAACTCAACGCAGAACTGCAGAAGAACGAGGGGTATCTTACAGCTGCAGAAAAAGGCGTAACAGATTGGAAAACAAAACTGAATGGCGCGCAGATTGAACTCAATAATCTTGATGCAAAAATCGAGGTCAACAACAAGCATCTTGATGAAGCAGGGAAAAGTGCTGACGGATGTGCAACTTCAATAGATGAATACGGTAGAGAAGTAAAAAAAGCAAAAACCGAATCAGAAGACTTCGGCGTAAAGACCAAGCAAGCAGTTGATGCGCTCGCACAAGCGCTTGCAGCGGCAGGCGTTGCTAAGACAGTTAAAGAAATCGCAGATGCGCTTAAAGACTGTGTGAATGCCTCTATGGATTTTGAACAGTCGGTTGCAAAGGTTTCTACGCTGCTCGATACAAGCGCCCTGTCCCTTACTGACTATAAAAAAGAAATAACTGCTCTGGCAAATGAGACTGGTATTTCAGTCAATCAGTTGTCAGAAGCTGTATATATGGCATTATCCGCGGGTATTGACAGCGCAAATGTTGTCAGTTTCGTATCAACTACAACAAAGCTTGCTACTGCTGGATTTACTGATTCTGCAACAGCAGTCGATCTTGTTACTACTGCTTTGAATGCGTATGGCCTTGAAGCGACTGAAACTGAGCGTGTAGCCTCAATGTTGGTTAAGACGCAGGATCTCGGGAAAACGTCTGTTGGTGAGCTCGCCGCGAGTATGGGCCGTGCGATCCCGTCTGCAGCTGCATATAATGTCGGGATTGAGAATCTTACTACTGCATATGCAATACTGACTAAAAACGGTATTAATACCCGAAACACTACGACCTATATCTCAGCCGCAATGGATGAACTCGCGAAGGAGTCCAGCGCTGTCGCAGGCATTTTGAGCGATGTGACCGGGAAATCGTTCTCTGAACTTATGTCAAGCGGTAGCAGCCTCGGAGATATCATACAGATATTGTCAGACAGTGTTGACGGAAATTCTACCGCCTTTTCAAATCTCTGGGGTTCTTCGACAGCTGCAAAAGGCGCACTGACATTATTCAATACTGGTGCGGATGAGTTCAACCGTGTTCTTGGCGAAATGGGAAATAGCTCCGGTATGGTTGAACGTAATTTCCAAATCATGGCAGATACGACTGTTGCTGCACAGGATCGTATGAAAGTTGCCTTTGAAAACGTGAAAATAGCTGTTGGCGATCAGCTCAAGCCTGCCTTTGATAATCTCTATGAATCCGGTGCAAGTATACTCAAATGGGCGACTGACTTTATTGAAAAGAACGATTGGCTGGCAGGCGCCGTAGCAGGTCTTACGACTGCGCTCGGTATTCTGACAGGAGGTATTGTTACAATCACCATAGTTGTACCGGCGGCAAAGAAGGCAATTGAAGCTCTTAATCTGGCTATGGCAAACAATCCTGCTGGCATGGTTGCACTTGCGATTGGAACGCTCGTCGGAGCTTTACTTACTCTGTCTGCGTTAACGACAAAATCGGACGAAGAAATGAAAAAACTGTCAAACCGTTATGAGGAGTTGACAGCAAGGCTTGTCGAAAGCGCAAGGGCTTATGATGATAGAATAACAAGTATCGAGACTGAAATAGGGTCTACTAAAAGGCTCGTTGACGAGGTGTATGAGCTCTCCGGTGCTGAGAACAAGTCAGAAGCAGATAAGCAACGGCTTAAGACCATGGTAGATCTGCTAAACAGCAGCATGGAGGGCCTTAATCTACAATAC